GTAGCTTTCAAGCACAAGGAATAGGAAATATAACTAAGATAGACTAAAAATATAACAAACATTTAAATAAATCATTTATATATAAAGCAATAATATGAAACCAACTGCAAATAAAATATCAACAAAACTATCTAAAATAAATGTCTCTTTAAGTTTACAGCAAGCAGAAAAAATTCTACAAGGCTTAAATGCTTATAAAAAATATGGTGATAAATTTGAAAAAGAAATTCAAGAATATAAAATGAAAATACTTGAAATTGATAGAGAAATTGATCAAGGTATAGATGAGATGAACAGGGATATAAAAAATTTAGATAAAGCTTTACAAGAAATTAGTGAAATGAAAAAAACAATTGGTAAAGATATTCCAGAGGCTCTTGGAGGTATTGAAAGAAGAGAAAAAGAAATACAATCTGGTATTAATAAATTAGAGGATTATAGTTCTATGTGGTATTATATTGCAAAAGAAGTACAAGGCCTTAAATAAAAATATAACGATTAAAGTATTAATTTATTGTAATAAATATGAAAGCGACAGATATGTTAAATAAAGTAAAAGAGCTTGTTGGGGTGGAGGCATCCGAAGAAGTTAAATTAGCACAAGCTACTCTTGAAAACGGAACTGTAATCGAAAGTGAAGAGTTTGCAGCAGGAAGTGAAGTATTCATTGTAACAGAAGATGAAAAGGTAGCTTTACCGATAGGTGAATACACTCTTGAAGATGGCGAAATGCTTAAAATAGAAGAAGAAGGTGTTATTGCATCTATTGGAGCAGCGGAAGAAGTTAAGGAAGCAGAAGCATCCGAAGAAGTAGAAGCTGCTGAAGAAGAAAAAGAAGAAATGAACTACGCTACTAAAGAAGATTTAGCAGAAGTCAAAGCAATGATTGATGAAATCAAGTCTATGATTGAACCTAAAAAAGAAGAAAAAGAAGAAATGAGCGAAGAAGTTTCTAAAGAAGAAGTTAAGGAAGTAAAAGAGGAATTAAGTGTAGTTGAAGAACCTATTGCTAAAGTAACTCACAATCCTGAAGCTGAGACTAAAAATAATTTAAACCTATTTGCACAGAAAAGAACATTGACTACTGCAGATAGAGTATTACAAAGAATTTCTAATATTAAAAAATAAATAAATTATGCCAACTACTACAAGTATTACAACTACTTATGCAGGTGAATTTGCAGGACAATATATTTCTGCTGCACTTTTAAGTGGTTCAACAATTGAAAATGGAGGGATTACAGTTAAGCCTAACATTAAATTTAAAGAAGTATTAAAAACTGTATCTACTGATGATATTGTAAAAGATGCATCTTGTGATTTTGATGCTACTTCTACTTTAACACTTGACGAAAGAGTGTTACAACCTGAGTATCAGCAAGTGAACTTACAACTTTGTAAAGCAGATTTCCAAAATGATTGGGAAGCTATTTCAATGGGTTATTCTGCATTTCAAAACTTACCTTCATCTTTTAGTGATTTCTTGATTTCTCACGTTGCTGCTAAAGTAGCGCAAAGAACTGAAACCTCTATTTGGGAAGGTTCTACTGCAACAAGCGGACAATTTGATGGGTTAACTACTCTATTGGATGCAGACACTGCACACACAGGAGGAAACAAAATCGCAGGAACCACTGTTGATGCTGCAAACGTAATTGCACAACTTGGTTCTATTGTAGATGCTATCCCAACTACTATTTATGGATCTGAAGATCTTAATATATATGTATCTCAAAATATTGCTAGAGCTTATGTAAGAGCTTTAGGAGGATTTGGAACATCAGGATTAGGAGCTAATGGTACAAATGCTATGGGAACTCAATGGTGGAACAACGGAAGTTTAACTTTTGACGGAGTTAAAATCTTTGTTGCAAACGGATTAGCAGATAATACAGCAATCGCTGCTGAAAAATCTAATCTTTATTTTGGTACGGGATTATTGTCTGACCAAAACGAAGTTAAAGTAATTGATATGGCTGATATCGATGGTTCTCAAAATGTGAGAGTCGTAATGAGATTTACAGCTGGAGTACAATACGGAATCGTAAGTGAAATCGTATCTTACGGAATCTAATATAAAAATAAACTAACTAAAGAGGGTGGGTAAGCCAAATTTGTGCCTACCTGCCCTTTTTTTAATACAAAAAAACTATGG